GCCCGCCCCACCACCACCCCCGTCCCCTTCGCCTCCCGCTACCAGTCCTACGGACACGGCCTCTTCGGCTCCAACCGCGGAACCACCGCCGAACTCGGCGCCATGGGCTCTGTCTCCACCCTCTTCGCCATCGTCAACCGCACCGCCAAGGCCGAGGCCGGAGTCGAGTGGGGGCTGTACCGGAAGGCGAAGTCTGGGAAGAAGGAAGACCGCACCCCCGTCACCAGCCACGCGGCCCTCGACCTGTGGGACAAGCCGAACGACCACTACACCCAGAGCGTGTTCGTGGAAGCCGTGGCGCAGCACAAGCAGCTCACAGGCGAGCAGTGGTGGGTGATCGCCTACGACGAGCGCTCCACGATTCCTCTGGAGCTGTGGCCGGTACGCCCGGACCGGATGACACCAGTCCCCGACCCGGAGACGTTCCTGTCCGGGTACATGTACACGGGCCCCGACGGGCAGCAGGTCGCGCTGCGGAAGGAAGACGTCGTCTTCATCCGCACCCCGCACCCGGAGGACCCGTACCGCGGCATCGGCCCGGTGCAAGCGCTCCTCACCGACCTCGACGCGATGCGCTACAGCGCGGAGTGGAACCGGAACTTCTTCCTGAACAGCGCCGAGCCCGGCGGGATCATCGAAGTCCCCAACGGGCTGTCCGACGCCGAGTTCAACGAGCTCCGCGACCGGTGGAACGAGCAGCACAAAGGCGTCGCGAACGCGCACCGCGTCGCCATCTTGGAACACGGGCAGTGGAAGGACCGCAAGTTCAGCCAGCGGGACATGCAGTTCGCTGAGCTGCGCGGTATCTCACGGGAGATCATCCGGGAGGCGTTCGGGTTCCCGAAGCCGATGCTCGGCTCCGTTGACGACGTCAACCGGGCCAACGGCGAGTCCGGGGAGCGCATGTTCGCCCGCTGGCTGATCGTCCCCGACCTCGAAGCGATGAAAGACGCGCTGAACAACCAGCTGCTGCCGCTGTACGGGCCGACCGCGGAGGGCCTGGAGTTCGACTACGTCAACCCGGTCCCGGAGGACGTCGACAAGGACGCGATCCAACTGACCTCTCGCTCGAACGCTGCCGCCGCGCTGGTGCAGGCCGGGTTCGACCCTGCGGGCACCCTGTCCGCGGTCGGCCTCCCCGACATCGCGTTCACGCCGCCTGCTGCTGCGTCGGTCCCGGCCGGCCCCGCCCCGACGGCGCTGCTCCAGCGTCCGCAGGCAGTGCTCCCCGCGGCCCGGACCGAGTGGGACATCGCGGTGGCGCAACTCCTCAACACCCAGAACGCCACCACGCTGGAACAAGTCCGCGCCGACCACGACGACGCCCTCTCACAGCTCCTCGACCGGTGGATCCCCATCGAAGACCGGTGGATCAACGCCCTCGGCGACCAGATCCGCAGCGCCGTCGACGACGACGACACCGCCGCCCTCGCCTCCCTCACCGTCGACAGCGACCACGCGGCCGATGTCCTGCGGGAGGCTCTCGGCGGGATGGCGAAGCGCGCGGCCGGCCGGATGGTGGATGAGGCGGCGGCGCAGGGCGTCACCGTGGATCCGCCGGAGCTGGACGAGGCGGTGACGAACCGGGCTCAGCTCGGGTCGCTGCGGGCTGTGTTCGGGTCTGAGCTGGTCGGGATCGCTGCGGCGACGGCTGGACTCCTCGGCTCCGGGCTGGCGTCGACTGCGGGCCGTGAGGCGCTGCGGCTGCTCACTCCGGGCGCGGACGGCGCTGGCGTGGCACGCCAGGTGAAGACTTTCCTGCGTGGCCTGTCGAACCGTTTGAAGCTCGATCAGCTGGGTGGGGCGCTGCACCGGGCCACGAACGTGGGCCGGGTGGCGACGCTGGAGGCCGCGCCGACCGCAACGTACACGGCCAGCGAGGTCAACGACGCGAACCGGTGCACACCTTGCTCGGAGATCGACGGTACTCAGTTCGCCGACTTGGACGCGGTGCGTGCCGCGTACGGCGCCGGACCGTATCGGCTGTGCCAGGGCGGGATTCGCTGCCGCGGCACTGTCGTGGCGACGTGGGACACGACGGGAGGCGTCGAGTGAACGCCCTCCTGGTAACGCCTCAACTTGCCTGTTCTGCACGGTGGTTGACCTGCGGAAACGGTAGAATCAGCCGTAACAACAATGGACCCCGGCGAGTGCTACCAACACTCCCGGGGCGTGGCCGATCTGCTGAGGAGATCGACATGACCCAGGTTACCCCTGCCTGCACGCAGGCAACGAAGCGCTTCCCGCAGGGCCGTACCGGCACGTCGGCTGGCTACCACGCCCACCGTGCCGCAGACGAGGAGGCGTGCACCCTGTGCACTGCCGCCCACTCCGCGAAGACGGCAGCCCGTAAGGCCAGTCTCAGCTCTGTCTTCCTGGAGCGGGAGCGGAAGCGCGCGGCTGAGCGTGCCCGCCTACGCAGGACCACTACAAGGGCTTGCCTGACCCCCACGCCTGAGTACCCGAACGGATGTAAGGGGACCCTTGCGGGACACGTCGCGCATGTGGCGGCCGGGCAGTGGCCGTGCCAGGAATGCCGAGAGGCAGCCGAGGCGCACGATTGGGATTCGATCTGCGCTCGCCCGACGGCCAAATACCCGAACGGCAGGACCGGGACGCGGGCTGGATTCCACGCCCATAAGTACGCCGGGGAAGCCGCGTGCGAGGCGTGCCTGAAGGGGTGCGCCGAGGCTCAGGCGCAGCGCCGAAAGGACGACCCCGACCTGTCGCTTCGCGGCTACCTGTGGGCGAAGTACCGGCTGTCACTAGAGGCGTACAAAGCCATGCTCGCCGAGCAGGACGGTGCATGCGCCATCTGCCGAGTCGACGCCCCGACGGACATCCGAACCAGCCGGTTCCACGTCGACCACGACCACTCTTGCTGCCCGACGTCGCGGAAGACCTGCGGCAAGTGCATCCGGGGCCTTCTCTGCCACGCCTGTAACACCGCGCTCGGCAACTTCCAGGACGACCCGAAGCGGCTGCTTGCCGCCGTGGCCTACCTCACGGCCAGAAAGGGGGCCACACCCGATGCCGTTCATTGACCTGCCCGACCGCATCCCGGGCCTGCGCGCGCAGGCCCGGAGCGACCAACCCTGGTACCAGTTCAGGAACGTCGCCGCCGATGAGGCGGAGCTGTTCTTGTACGACGAGATTGGCGGGTGGGGGACGCTCGCTGAGGACTTCATCGCCGAGTTGGCGGCAGTCACCTCGCCAAAGCTTCGGGTGCGCGTCTCCAGCCCTGGTGGTTCGGTTTTCGAGGGGATTGCTCTGGCTAATGCCCTCCGCGCCCACCCGGCCGACGTCACGGTGCAGGTGGACGGCATCGCGGCGAGCATCGCTTCCGTGATCGCCATGGCGGGCGACCGCGTGGTGATTCAACCCCAAGCGATGATCATGGTTCATGACGCGTCCGGGGTATGCCTGGGCAACGCGCAGGACATGAGCGACATGGCCGCGCTCCTCGACAAGATCAGCGGCAACATCGCGGACGCCTACGCCTCGAAGGCTGGCGGGACCCGCGACGAGTGGCGAACCCAGATGCGCGCAGAGTCTTGGTTCACCGCTGAGGAAGCAGTCGAAGCCGGGCTGGCCGACGAGATGCTGCCCGCGCGTAAGCAGCAGGCGGCACCCGACGAAGCCGAGCCCGCGATGCGGCAGTTCGACCTTGCGGCGTATGGCTACCAAGGGCCCGCGAAGCCTGAGACGCGGAAGTCCGCGCCCGAGGCTGCGGAGCCGACGCTCGTCATCAGCATCGCGGACGCCCTCGACGAGGACACCATGGCGCGGCTGCGCGCCGCGGTGCAGACCCCGGCTGCCGAGCCGGTTGTCGAGCCCGAGCCGGTGGTAGAGCCGGAAGTCCCGGCCGAGCCCGAGCCCGCCGCTGCCGAGCCCATCGAACCTGCCGAACCCGCGGAGCCCAGCACCCAGCCGGAGCCCGCTGAAGACGACTGGACGGCCATGGTCGCCAGCCTCATCCCCGACGACACCGACGGCTGGTCGGCGCTCGTCTCCAACCTGATCGAGCCCGACACGTCGTCCAGCGCGGCGACGGCCTGAAGGAGGCAACTGTGGCCACACCGACCAAGATCGCCGTACCGCGCAACAGCGAGGAACTTCGCGAGCAGCTCCACGACCCTGCGGCGCGTAAGGAGATCCTTGCGACGCCGGACACCCTCGCGGACCACATGGACGCCTACGCCACGCAGCAGCAGGGCGACGGCACCGAGCTCAACAAGCTCGTGGCGGAGGAGACGCAGCGGCAGTTCGCTGCGATGCTCCGCGACCACGGGGCTGACGCTTCCGCCAAGGACGCCGCGAACGCGATCAAGCGTCTCGACCTGGACCCGCAGGCCAAGCGCAAGGGCGGGATGCTCACCTCCCACCGGCAGGGCACCGCCCACAACCCGACCGCCCCGGGCGCGCAGGTCGACAAGCACTTCGAGAACTCGATCGACTACGTCCGCAACATCTGGCACAAGAACCCGTCCCCCGATGGGGACAAGCTCGGTGCGCTCCGCAACGCGGCCTCCTCGGTGTCGCCGGCGGACGGCGGTTTCCTCGTCCCCGAGACGCTCCGCTCGCAGCTCCTTCAGCTCGCGCTGGAGCAGGCCGTCGTCCGGCCCCTGGCCACCGTGGTCCCGATGGAGTCGGCCCGGGTTCCGTTCCCTATGATCGACACCACCACGAACGCGGGCTCCGTGTTCGGCGGGATGGTCGCCTACTGGGGTGAGGAAGGTGCAGCGCTCCAGGACAGCAACCCGAAGTTCGGCAGGGTCGAACTCGACGCGAAGAAACTGACTGGTCTGTCAGCAGTCCCGAACGAGCTGCTCCAGGACTCCATCACCTCGTTCTCCGCGCTCATCGAGACGCTGTGGCCGAAGGCGCTGGCGTTCGAGGAAGACGCCAAGTTCCAGACGGGGTCCGGGACCGGCGAGCCTCTCGGCTTCCGCGGCGCCGGGAACTCGGCCGCGGTCACGGTGACCCGCGCCAACAGCAACAAGATCCAGTACCTGGACGTCATCGCGATGTACGCCCGCATGCTGCCCTCGTCGCTGTCCAGCGCGGTGTGGATGTGCTCCCCGGACGCGCTGCCGCAGCTGCTCCAGCTGTCCCTCACCGTCGGCACCGGCGGCAACAGCGTGTTCGTCGTCAACGCGGCCGCCGGGATGCCGATGTCCATCTTCGGTCGCCCGCTGGTGATCACGGAGAAGGGCGGCGTCCTCGGCTCCCGCGGTGACCTGGCGTTCGTCGACTTGTCGTACTACCTGGTGGGCGACCGCCAGATCATGACCGCGGACTCGTCGACCGACTACAACTTCGGCACCGACAAGACCACTTTTAGGATCATCCAGCGCGTCGACGGCCGCCCGTGGATCCAGTCCGCGATCACCCCCGCCAACGGCAGCGCGGCCACGCTGTCGCCCTTCGTCGAACTGGCGCCGTGACATGTGGGTTGAACTCTTCGACGGCAGCTTTCGCCGTCTCAACGATCTCTATGTCCTCAAGGTCGCCTTCGAGAACGGCAGCGGCAAGTGGTGGATTTCGGACGGCGTGAACGCCAACCGAATCACCCCTGGCTACGCCACGGAAAGCGAAGCGACCACAGCCTTGCGCACTCTCCTCGAACACGTCGGACTCATCAGCGTCTGACCCCTCGGCCGCCGTCGGCAGTAACGCCCCGGCGGCGGCTATCACCCGACCCGGCAGTGTCGCCCCGGCGCGGCCCCCAGACGGAAGGAACACCCGATGTCCCAGAAGGCACTCGGTAGGCTCATCAACTCGACCCCCGCCGCGGACGGCGTGTGGATCGCCC